GAGCAACGTAGCCAATAGACCCGAAATCACCCCATGAAACATAGGAAAAACCCTGTTTTCGACCCCGAAACGGACGAAATCGGACAAATCGGACGGACAAATCGGACGAATGGGTACAAATCCATCCGTCCGATTTGTACCCCGTCACGAAACGCGACCATTTGCAAACCGCTTTGCACAAGGTCATACGTCTTGAAATCGAGGAGAACCCGCCATGTTCGCCATCAACGGCTACCCGCAGGACATCATCATCTCGTGCAATTACGACGGCACCGGGCTGGAATGGGTCGATCTGTTCGACAATCCGCCGCTGGGTTGGCTGGTCGATGAGGCGACCGGGTTAAGCACCCCCGTGGTGACCGGAACCCTGCCGCCGTTCGCCCCGGCCACCGCGCCGATCCTCTCGCCCCAGTGGGCGCACGTTCACATCGATAACGTCTACGTGCCCGACAAATGGCGCGGCGGGGCGCTCAACTTCTTCACCTGGATCGCCACCAACAACGGGGCCAAGCGCCTGGTGCGCGGCAACTTCATGTCATCCGGCCTCGGGATGGCGATGGAATCCTGGCGTCAGCAGAACCCCGGCCTGTGGAACCCCGAACCCTTCCCGCCGCTCTGACCGCCATGCAGGAGCGCGCCATCGTCTGGTTCATCTTCGCTTACCTCGCGTGCTGGACGGTCGATCTGTTCATCGCGGTCATCCGCGGCCCGCTGTTGGTCGATCCGGTCCTCAAGTTGGTCTTCGTGCTGGTGAGCCTGGTCGTGATCGTGATCGGCATGGCCAGACAGGGTTGGTGGACGAACGCGTGAGCGACCTGTACTGCGTCCTCAGTCGAACCGGCGAGTGCATCGCCAACGTCTCTCTCGCCTGTTTCTGCCGCCAGATGCCAGAGGTGATCTACCGCGCTGAACTCAGGCGGGTCCGGGGACCGCCATGCGACCATTCCGCGTGGAAAGGCATCTCCGCGCATGGAAGGTGCTGCCCCGAATGCGGGCACTTCATGGTCCGATTTTGGGGATTGAAGCGAAAAAAAGGACCGGAACGGACCAAAAACATCAGAATCGACCCGAATCCAGGCGAATCGGCGCTTGACAAAAGCGCACACGAATGACCAGTAAATTGTCACGATCTAGGGATAGTGTCTCAGCGGCCCTGGAAGGCCCCAAATATGCCCTTCGCGCCGCCCAAACACCGCCCTCCCGGCTGGCGACCAGCCGCTAAAAAGCCCACCGAATCCTTCTATGGCAGCGCCGTTTGGAAGAAAACGCGCGACCGGATCAGATATCGCGACGGCGGCATCTGCGCCCGCTGCGGCGCACCCGATTCGTGGCGGGTCGATCACATCACCCCCCGCGCGCAAGGCGGTCTGGATGTGGACTGGAACCTCCGGTTGTTGTGCAACGCCTGTGACGCCATCCGGCACAGCGAGAAGGGCCAGGTATGGCGCTGACCTCACCAACACTGGAGACACCCATGATCAGAGGCCGGGTACAGGCGATGCCGGGAATGAAGAGGCTGCATAACTCGACATTGCCCGAGAACGCGGCGGAACCGATCCCCGATCACCCGTTGAGCGATGATCCCACCGCCGCTCCGCGGCACTTTGATGGTGAACAGCGCGAGATCTGGGAATTCGCCATCCGCAACTCGCCGCCGAACCTGATCAAGCGCCTCGATAGCGGCATTCTTGAAGCTTATTGCATCGCTCTGTGCATGCATCGGCGCGCGGTCGCGGAACTGGGCAAGGAAGACCTGACGGTTTCGAAGACCAACGGCATCGCGCAGAACCCATTGCTCGGAATCATCAACAAACAGGGCGAACTGGTCCGAAAACATGGCCAGGAACTCGGTTTCAGCCCGATTTCGAGGCCGCGAATCCTCGCCGACAACTCGAAAACACCCGCCCTGGCGGCATCGATGAGCAGTCAAAATCATGCCAGGCCCAAGGACGCGCCCCGCCGCAGCCTCGAAACCTACCTCCAAAACACGGCCAAAACCGTCAATTAAGGGTAAAAACGACGTGAATCCGCGGTGACCTATACCGTCAAGGAGGTATTTCTCACCGTGCAGGGCGAGGGAGCCAATCTTGGCCGTCCCGCCGTGTTCATCCGTTTCGCCGGATGCAATCTCTGGTCGGGCCGTGAGGAGGATCGCGCTACCGCCACCTGTCAGTTTTGCGATACCGACTTCGTCGGCGGCACGAAATGGGGCGCGACCGCGCTGGCCATGGAGGCGATGGCGCTGTTTCCGCATGCCGGAAAATTCTGTGTTCTGACCGGCGGCGAACCGCTACTTCAGGTCGATGCCACGCTACTCCGCGCGCTGCGCGCGAACGGTTTCCGGATCGCCATCGAGACCAACGGCACACAGGCCGTCCCCGATGGCATCGACTGGATCTGCGTCAGCCCCAAGGCTGGCGCGCCACTGGTTGTCGAGCGTGCCGATGAACTGAAGTTGGTGTTTCCGCAACCGGGACTGGACCCGGCGGATCTGGCATTCTTCCCGGTGGCGCACCGCTGGTTGTCACCCATGGCGGGACCGGACCTCGCGAGGAACACCGCCGCCGCCACCGCTTATTGCCTGGCGCATCCGGCGTGGAGACTGGCGATCCAGGCGCATAAATTCTGGAATATTCCATGATGTATGCGTCGCGGACGGGCACCCGGCGCAATCTGGCCGTCATGCGCGAAGAGGGATGGGGATTGCTGGTCAGCCGCGCGGGCGCGTGGCGTACGGAAGGTTTCGCGAACTATGTGCTGGACAATGGCGCGTGGAGCGACTTCCAGGCTAAACGGCCCTTCGACGGCGACGCGTTCGAACGCCTGATCGACAAGCTTGGTGGGCGTGCCGACTGGGTCGTGCTGCCCGACATCGTGGCGGGTGGCCTGGCTTCCCTGGAGTTGTCACTGCGATGGTCAAACCGCTGTCTCTCGGCCTGTCAGAAGGCGTTGCTGGCGGTGCAGGACGGCATGACCGAGAACGACATCGCCCCGTTCGTGGGGCCTTCCATTGGTGTATTCCTTGGCGGTTCTACACCATGGAAGATTGCCAATATGGAACGGTGGGGGGCGTTCTGTTTCCGGCACGGCCTTCACTACCATGTCGCGCGGGTAAACACCGCGCGGCGGATCAACATGGCGGTCGCGGCGGGGGCTGACAGCATGGATGGATCGAGTGTCAGCCGCTACGCCCACACCATGCCTCTCATCGCGGACGCCCTCGCCAGCGCGGAGCCGCCGGTCAACGTGGATGGCAAACGGTATTTTGGAGGGTTGGGACTGGAAGTTCCGCCGCCAGCGGCATGGTGAAGCGGTCCTCGCCGCGGCCAAAACCGTCAATTGACCCCGTCTCGGCCTACGCCTGGGACGTCCTGAACGGCAAAATACTCACCGGAAACCTCGTCAAACAGGCCTGTGAGCGGCATTTCCGCGATCTGGAGAACGTAAAGAAGACCGGTTACGTCTGGCGACCGGACATCGCCCTGGAAGCCATCGAGTTTGCTCAATATTGCCGCCACTCCAAGGGCGAGTGGGCGGGCCAGCGGGTGGTTTTGGAGCCATGGCAGCAATTCGTCCATGGCAGCGCCTTTGGCTGGCTCAGATCGGACGGATTGCGCCGTTTCCGCGTGGTTTACGAGGAAATCGCCCGCAAAAACGGGAAAAGCCTCATCGCATCGGTCGTGGCGCTGAAATGTCTGGTGGCGGACGGCGAACCGGGTGCCGACGTCTTTTCCGCCGCCACCAAGAAGGACCAGGCCCGCATCGTCTTCGATGAGGCGCGGCGAACGGTGCTGCATTCGGAGGATTTACAGAAGATCGTCTCGGTGTACCGTCTGAGCCTCGCGGTGGACAGCACGATGTCCAGCTTTCAGCCGCTATCGGCTGACGACAAGACCCTCGATGGCCTGAACCCGCACGCGATGGTCATCGATGAACTGCACAAGCACCGCACGCGGGCGGTCCTCGACGTGCTGGACACCGCCATGGGGTCCAGACGGCAACCCTTGATGTGGATCATCACCACCGCCGGGGACGACAGCCCAGAGAGCGTCTACGCCCAGGAACACACCTACGCGCGCAACATCATCCAACAAGCCTTCGTGGACGACGAATGGTTCGTCTATATCGCCACGCTGGACCCTGAAGACCGCTGGGACGACCCGAAAGTTTGGATCAAGGCCAATCCCAACTGGGGCATCAGCGTCAAACCGGACGACATGCACCGCCAGGCGCGAGCGGCGAAGCATAATCCGGCCAAGCTGATGGAGTTCAAACGGCTACGCCTCAACATGAGGACGGCCTCGGCCACGCAGCTTATCTCTGGGCCGATCTGGGACGCCAATTCGACCGGCCCCTTCGATCCCGACGCCTTACGCGGTCGGCGCTGCTTCGCCGGTCTGGATCTGGCCACCAAAACCGATCTCGCGGCCTGGGTGAAGCTGTTCCCGCCCGTGGACCTGGGTGAGCGGTGGCATGTCGTGGCCAACTTCTGGATGCCTGGCGACACGGTCGAGCAAAAAGCTGATCGCGACCAGGTGCAGTATCGGCGGTGGATCTCGGACGGGCTGATCGAGCCGACTGAAGGCAACATCATCGATCATAACGAAATCCAAAGGTTCATCGAGGAAGACGGACGCCTCTATGACGTCGCCGCTATCGCCTATGACCCCTGGAACGCCGCGCAGATCGCCACCGGATTGCAAAATTCCGGCTTCGTGGTGGAAGAATTCATCCAGGGCATTCGTTCTTATACGGCACCAACCAAGGAATTGCTGGCATGGTTGCTGTCGAACCGGCTCAACCACGGTGGAAATCCGGTTCTTCGCTGGATGGCGCTTAATCTTCGCGTCCGGACTGACGTGAACGAGAACTACATGCCGACCAAGAAGCTGAGTACGGGACGGATCGACGGCGTGATGGCTCTCATAATGGCTATCGGTCGCAGCATGAGCGACGACGCCGCTGGTCTGGATGGCTTCCTGTCGAGGCCGGTCTTGTAACGAGACGAACTGAATGAACTGAATGAACTGAGGTGACGCATGTCGTTATGGAGTCGCCTCAAACTGAAAGCGGTCACCACCATCGCCTCTGGCATCGGCCTGACCGATCCGCGCCTGTATCAGTATTTCGGTGCCGGTCCCAGTTACGCGGGCGAGACGGTCGGCATCGAGGCCTCGCTCAACATCGACACCGTCTGGGCATGCGTGCGTTTGATCGCCTCGACCATCAGCACGCTGCCGATGCAGACTTTCGAGAAGCTGCCTGACGGGCGCGGCAATCAGGTCAGGGATACGCCGCTCTATTATCTGCTGCACGACCAGCCGAACGCGGACATGTCGGCGGCGACCTTCTGGACCGCGATGACGGCGTGCCTTTTGCTCTGGGGCAACGGCTACGCCTACATCGACCGCCGCCGCGACGGCTCGGTCATTTCGCTGACACCATTATTGCCGAACAAGGTGTCGGTGAAAGCCGAGAAGGATGGCTCGCTGACCTACGCCTACGCCGATGGTCAGCGGCGCGAGGACTTCACCGAGAGGCAGATCTTCCACATTCGCGGCTTCTCGCTCGATGGCCGCGTCGGCATGTCGCCGATCTCCCAGGCGCGCGAGACGCTGGGCATCGCGGTCGCCGCGGAGAAGAGCGCGGGCAGCTTTTTCCGCAACGGCATGCGTCCAAGCATGGTGTTGAAGGCTCCCAACTTCCTGTCCGATACGCAGCGGGAACGGTTCGGCAACGAGTGGATGGAGAAGTTCACCGGTTCGATCAATTCGGGCAAGATCCCGTTGGTCGAAGGCGGTTGGAGCCTCGACCAGATCACCATGAAGCCGGAAGACGCGCAGTTGCTGGCGACGCGCGCGTGGTCGGTCGAACAGATCTGCCGCTGGTATGGTGTCGCTCCCGTGATGGTTGGGCACATGGAAAAAACCACCGCCTGGGGCACCGGCCTGGAACAGATGAACCTGTGGTTCCTGACTTACGGTTTGCGTCCGATCCTGCGTTCCATCGAACAAGAGATCACCCGTTCGGTCATGACGCCCGCGCAACGCATCGCCTATTACTGCGAGTTCAACGTCGAGGGTCTGCTGCGTACCGACAGCCTGGGCCGCGCCAACGTCATGAAGATCATGGTCGATTCCGGCATCAACACCGCGAACGAGATGCGCGCCAAGAACAACGACCCGCCACTCGACGGCGGCGACGAACTCATCGTCAACGGCGGTCGCGTGCGCGCGAAGGATCTGGAGAAACAGATGCTGGCCAACGAAAAGCCGCCGCCACTTCCTCCACCTGATCCGGTCAAGGATCAATCAGCCGCGCCCTCCGCGGGCGCTTAGGGGATCGATATGCTCCAGCGGGAACGCTACGCGGCGCACGCCGAACTGAAATTCAAAGGTGACGGCGCGACCGGGGAAATCTCTGGCTACGCCTCGGTGTTTGGCGTTCTCGACCAGGGTGGCGACCTGATCATGCCAGGAGCGTTCGACGCGACGCTGGCGGAATACAAGACGAAAGGCACGCTGCCGTTCATGTTCGCGGAACATTCCGCCTACAACTTTGGCGGCGATCCGCTGCCGATTGGCAAGTGGACCGACATGACGGTCGATGACAAGGGGCTGAAGACGTCAGGCAAACTCATCGCCATGGATCACCCCGACGTGAAGCGGGTCCACGACCTGATGGTGGCCGACGTGATGACCGGCCTGTCCATCGCCTGGGCGGCGCGCGAGGGCGGTGCCACATGGGGCACCAAGGCGGGTGAGCCGCGGCGCACACTGACGGCGGTGGACCTCTACAGCGTGGACCCTGTGTGCGATCCGATGCAGACACAGGCACGCATCGACAGCGTGAAGTCGGCGAAAAACGGCCACGCGGCGGTGGAATTACGCAACGCCTGGGCGCTGTTGAACGAGATGTCCGACACCGACGAGCGCGCGGCGTTATTGAAACATGTAGAACACGTCTACAAAGAAGTAACCGGTGAGGAACTGAAGACCAAGGCCAAACCGGAAACGATCCGACAGTTCGAAGACTGGTTGCGGGACGCGGCCACCCAGTATGGGTTTAAGTATTCGAACTCGGAGGCCCGCGCGCTGGCTGAAGGCCGCGCGTGGAAGAAGACGCATACCGCCGATCCTCGGGAAGAGGAGGCAAAATCGAAGCGGAGGGCGTTTGGCGACATAGGCCATGCTCTCAGCGGCTTTTCCCTTCCAAAGATAGGAGACTGACATGCCCGATGGTGGCGACGTTCCAACCGACATCGAACTGAAAGCCTTGAGTGTAGACCTCAAGAAAGCGACCGACGAGGTCAAGACCTTCGCGGAAAAAGTGACCACCGAGATGAAGAACCTCGGGGCCG